CCGGAGGTCAGGTTCTACAAGGAGCCAAATCTTGGAGACTGGGGTCACGACAAGCGGGCCAAGGGGCTTGACCTGGCGTCATCTGACTACACGGGCTGGTTCAACCATGACGACTCATATGACAAGACGTACATAGAAGTGATGATGTCTGAGGCAGAGTCTGGCCACGACGCAGTCTACTGCGGGTGGTCCAAGGACTCAAACCCAAACTTTAGGTCCGGAAGTTCGACCTCTGGCAACTACATAGTTAGCACTACACTTGCCAGGGAGGCAGGGTACACTGACCGTCACTACGAGGCTGACGGAACGTTCATCGAAAAGATAGCCTCAAGGTCTAAATCATTGAAGTTCGTGCCGAAGGTACTGTACTTCCACAACGAGGTGAGGAATGGCTAGAACGGCAGCATGGCAGCGAAAAGAAGGAAAGAACCCTAAGGGTGGCCTAAACGCCAAGGGCAGAGCTTCCTACAAGGCGGAGACCGGGGGCACTTTGAAGGCGCCAGTCAAGAAGGGGGACAACCCCAGAAGGGCATCGTTCCTGGCCCGAATGGGCGGCATGCCCGGTCCGGAGAAGGACGAGAAAGGCAAGCCTACAAGACTGCTACTTAGCCTCCAGGCATGGGGCGCCAGCAGCAAGTCAGACGCTAAGTCCAAGGCGCGTGCCATGAGCGAGCGCCTTAAGAATAAGAAGAAGAAGAAGGGATCTTGAATTCTGTCCAAGGACAAGCCGCTCTCGATCTGGCTCGCGGTCGCAGTGACGTCGAGCTCTTTGCTTCTCGCTGGCTCGGTATCAAGGGCAACCCAGGTCAGGTCAGATGGTGGAAGGCCTGTGCAGACCGTGCAGATGACGGATTCCGGCCAAGGTACCTCACAACCGTCGTTTCCGCTGGTAATCGTGCCGGCAAAACGCTCGCGATGGCGGTTGTCTGTCTTCATCATGCCCTCTACAAACTCGGGGTTAGACCTCCCGCCGGAGGAGATCAAACGGATGCGATCAGGTGGATCAATGACCCGTACGAGTGGTACCACGTTGGCATCCAGCAAGAGACCGCAGAACTTGTTCACCGCGAAATTGCAATGATACTGCAGGGCGTGCATCCGGCCCAGGGGGGCCGAGGGTGCCCCCTAACAAAAGAGCTCGGCAAGGTTGCCGACTTTGAGAAGAAGTACCGAGGGGAGTACCTGTGGATAAAGTTCAACCCAATTCTGGGCGGGGCCAGCATCCACTTCCGAACGACCCAGGACAAGGCGAAGGCGCTCCTGGGCAAGGACATGCAGGGGATATCATTCGACGAGGCAGCTTTCGAGCCTCACTTGATAACAATCTACCAAGAGGTTCTAAACTTGCGCCGCCTGTCTACCGGTGGGCCGCTCCACTTCATCGGGACACCAACCGAAGGCTACAACGACTACTCGGATCTCTGGGAGATGGGAAACCCGGAGAACCCAACCAGGGACGACCAGTTCATATCGTTCCGATTGTCCACGAGGGACAATATCGGATACGGACTACGTCAGGAAGATTTCGACGCGGTCGTTAGACAGCAAGCTGAGTACCTAATCCCTCAGAACGTAGACGGATACTTCATCGAGTCCCGTAAAGCGTTCTTCTCGTCTCAAGGAGTCGAGGCCTGCTTCGATAGCACATTGGAGGTCGAGGATGCGCCAAAGTCGGCTCACCGTTACGTCCAGGGCTGTGACCCTGGTATTTCGTCCGACGCAACATGGGCGCTCACAATCGACATCACAAAGCGTGTCGCAATGCAAGGAGTCAGGGCGCGAAAGCGTTCTGGAAAGCAGACGATCACAGCGGTCGTCAACATGGTCCGGGAAGGGCATTTGCTTTACAGTTCAAGCGCGCAGTGCACAACGGTAGTCGACTCTACCGGGATGGGCGGAAAGCTCTTCCGCGAAGAGTTCTCGATCATAAAGCCACTTAGAGACTTCGACTTCGGTGGCACTAAATCAAAGAAGCTCGAGCTACTAAACGACCTAAAGACAATCATCGACAAGGGCCAGATCAAGTTCCCAAGAGGGGGCATCTGGGAAGATTTACGGAGGCAGCTCTTGGCATACAAACTAGATGACAAGAAGATTGAGCAGGACGCCGTAATGGCACTTGCAATCGCCGTCCGCTATGCAATAAGGAATCCCGAGAAGGCCGCGGCGAACGTGGCCTTTTCCTATTTTGGAGCTGCTGAATAATGGCTAAGGTAAGAGGCGTACCGCGTTCTTTCGTAGATGGCAAGGGAGTACCGGGGCAGTACACAACTGACCCGGCGGTAGCACCTGCCTCCCAGGTTGCAGAAATTGGAAAGTCTATCGACAAGGCAAAGAGACTTTCTCGAGGACAGGTAGAGCCTGGAAGAATGCCGCAAGCTGGCATTGCCGTAAAGAATGTTGCGTCAGCTGCTAAGGTTCGTGGGGAGTCGAGGACGCCAGCTCCATCCTCTGTTCTCAACTCCGGAATTGCTGGCGGATCCCCTATATCGACTTCACCTACAAAGGTCAACTCATCGTCCGGCGGCCGCGGAACTCCAATAAAGAAGAACTACACCCCTCTTCAAATGGACAAGCTTACAGAGTCCCAGTCAAATTCTGTAACAATGTTCAAGAAGTCTCTGGAGATGCAGAACGTCAATCCGGAAGAGCACGAAGAGTTCAAGCTGTACGGAGAGATACTTACACGAAAGCAGCAGCTGGAGCCGGAGCAGAACCGACTCCGCAGCATCTTCCGTCGCTTCGACAGGATGTACCATCCAGATACTATCACGCTAGGAGGCGCTGACCATTGGGCTGAAGACCCGAGCGCCCGCCTGGCAGGCCGCGCCCACGTGTCGGTAAACGTGCATGCAGCATACGTAAACATCCCGTCTTCCCTACAGGCTGTAGTCCCGGTTATCCACTATGTACCAGAGGCGCCGGACGAGGAGTCCCGGGCAAACGCGTCGAACCGAGAGCGGCTATTCTTTGCCTGGTGGCACGAACAGAACATGGACCTTAAGCTGGAGACCGCAGCCCTTACCAAGAGCCTGTATGGATATACTGCGGCCAAGGTGTATTGGGACGCAAATCTGAAGATGCCTTCAGTAAACATCATAGAGCAGCCAGAAAACCTATACATGGGGTTCGGCAACTCAGACTACACCCGCCTAGACTGGGCCCTGTACTGCTATGGCCTATCTCCTCAAGCTGTAAAAGAGGACTTTGACATCGACATTGTCCCAGTTAAGCAGGGTGAGAAGTGGTACGGATATTCACACGCCGGAACTCACGATGACCCGCTTGGGACCGTATACCAGAATCAGTTCGAGAGAAACCCTCTCCGCCGGGAGACTGTCTACGAACAGCTCCAGGTTGAGGTGTACGACTATTGGTACAAGGTTCCAACGTCTGCCGGAAAGCCGCCGATGGTATGGAATGCAATATACGTTGGAAACACCCTAGTAAGCCACACGCGGCACCCAGAATACGCCGGCACAATCCCTTACATCATGGTCCAGAACGGCAAGGTTCCTGGCAGCCCATACGGTAAGCCTGAGCTATACGATGTGGAGCAGCTGCTCCGTGAAAAGGATGAGAGAATTACAAACCAGGCCCAGATGATCCAGTCTGTGGTCGGCGGGCAGATGTGGCAGCTCATCGGTGCCGAGGCGCCGGACGAGGTTCCGCCTAATGCTCTGCCAAAGCCTAACAAGGTTGCGGCCCCAGGACCGGGAAACGAGCTACGAGCACTGCAGCCGTTCATCCCACAGTTCCAGATTGAGGACTACAACAAGCGTATCGACCGGGAAATCGCAGTGGTAACCGGACTCAATGACTTGCTCCTTGGCCTTGCGCCGACAAGCGTACTTGGTTCATCGAAGGCCATTGCGTCTCTCATTGCAAACTATGAGTCACGAATTGCTCCAAAGCGCAAGCTGTTCTACCAGTGGATTAAAGACGTTTGGATGCTATGCGGGCGAGTATGGTCTACCAAAGACAAGGCGATGGCCGCTATTTTTGACAGCCAGTACCGAATCGACGTAATTCCGCCTGAGCTTACGCCTCGAGACACACTCGAGCTTGCTCAGACTGCAATCAACCTGGTACAGAACCGCATCTGGAGCGCAGAACGCGCAATGGATAGAGTTGGAGTTGAGGACCCAGAGGGCGAGCTAGAGATTATTCGCGACGAGCAGACTGACGCAACTGTCAACCCTGCCGCAGTGCTAACAATGGCAAACCTTCTTCAGACGTTCCAGGCCCTACAGGCCCAGGGCGTACAGCTTCAACAGCTACAGGGGCAGCAACAGCAGGCTCAGGAGCAAATCCAGGCCCAGCAGCAGTCCCTTAACGCATCTAGGACACTTAACCCACCCCTCACAGCTGCTCCAGGAATGACCAGCTTTGAGAACGCGGCTAACGCTCCTCAGGAGTCCATGCCGGAAAACGCGGAGGCTGGAGTTCAGCTTCCTATGGACCTAGAAGCACCTCTAGAGAATGGGAGTGAGCAATAATGGCTATCAGGACTAAGCGACGAGCTCGTTTTCGACGGGCCACATCAGGGACGCAGAACCTAACCCTGCTCATTTACAACATTCTCAAGGAGCAGCAGGCCGCACAAAAAAGCGCACTACTTTCTGCCTTCGACGCAAACATGGCCAGCGCCTCGTACGACTCCACGTATGGGGGCCAGCCGGTAGACAGGGCGTCTGTAGAGGCATGGTACGCCCAGGCAATCGCCGCGTACCCAGAGGGCACTACCGAACGAGACAGGCTATCCGCCGAGCTGGCAGAGTTTAGAACCAGGGCAGTGGCTAAAGAGATGGACGTTTACGGCAAAGCGTATCAGGATGGAACTTACGCATTCGGAGAAAAGGTTGACTTCCAGTCATACATGTCCTTCCTTAGAGACGCCAGAAACGGTACGGACGACCCAGAGCTTAAGCAAAAGTACTTGACAGAAGAGTTTATTGTAAACTTCAACGACATCAATGACGACATGCTTGCGAAGGGCGCAAGCTCGTCATCTCTTCTTTCATTCTACAGGCGACAGCTAAACATTGCCAAGGAGCAGGGAATTGGAAATGAGAACGTTAGAAAAATAGAACGATACATAACACAGGCCGCAAAGCAGGCCGCTGCAGATGGAAAGCGTGAGGCCCAGGAAAAGGCAGGCAAGATACTGTCCAAGAGGACTGGTGAAGTTGCTAATGCAATTGCTAGCGCAATCGACGCATCTGCCAACGCCGGGAATATCAGCGGACAGGCAGCATACGAGCTTAAGGCACTCACTCCGATGAAGCTAGTAAACGCCTTCCTAAAGATGGATCCATCTATGAAAGCGTCTATTCTTCGATCCGGAACCCTTGCTGGGGTAGAATTGAACGGAGAGAACATTAGCGGACAGGGCATCTTTGACTACGTCAATGACACCCGAGATGAGCTTAAGACCTATTCCAATGCGGACTGGGTTGACATCGACACCAGGACCTACCTTCGCGGTATCCTGTCCGAGTTCGACCGAACAATTTTGGCCGGAACAGACCTTCTAACCAAAACGGAAATGGCTGCGGACGCAGGTGACGCGGCAAGGTTTAACAGCGCCAAGGGCCTGGGGAACCCTGTTGTAAATGTCGAGTCCTATAAAAACCTAGCTCAGTCCCTTAGTGATCCTTCGCTTGGTGACGCAGTAGGCGCTGGGTCAGTTGCACTTCTAAATGGGCTTGTGCCAAATCCAGATCAATTTGATGGGAAAAAGTACCTGTCAGAGCTCACGCCGATAGAGGCTGAACAGCTGGCCGGAACATTCTCTGGAGAGCTTTTTATTTCTGGCAACCGCCAGGCCGTAGTAATGGGAATCATTTCTGACTACTCCGGGGTGAATAAGATTCAGACAGGGGGGTCCTACCTTGAGCTGACAATCGACCCGAACAGCGGCCAGCCAATTGTCCAGGTTACCGACCAAAAGAAGCCTGGCAGAATGGTGTATCTGTATTCTACCGAACTAGAGGGTGGTGGAAGGGTTACCTCGGCTGTTCAGCAAGTACCATCAAATATCGTTGACGGAAACGGAACTACCGTAGGACAGGTTGTCCTGGAAATCGATAGACAGGGTAATATAAACCGCTCTGTCATAACCGATGACCAATACAAGATCGACTACGACGACTACGAAATATTCCTAGATTCACAGGGTATTAATCCTCAGCAAGATGCAGACGGCAATTTTGTCTTTGCAAACACATCTGGAATATACAGCGGCGAGGCTATGAAGGTTGACCCGAGATTTACAAAGTATGTCCCAGAGTCCAAATGGAATGGTGTTCTGCTTGGGGCAAACTCAAAGGAAGCAGAGGAGGATATCATAAACGATATCTCCTCTCTCGCTTACACAACCCCGGGAGGCCCTGCAGCAATTTCATTCGAAATTGACGATCAGGGTAATAACGTTGCTAGGGTTAACGACCCAGTTCTTGTAGCTGCAAGACTTGGACTTACTGAGTCAGACCTTAATCAGATAATGAAAGCAACTTCAGCGGGAGGTCAAGGGTCATTTGGCAGCAAGGTTACCGCGGCGGCCGGAGTCAAGTTCTTTAGGTCTATGGAGGCAAACCAGAATCGAGTTGGAAGCAACAAGCCGCTTGATCAATCAGAACTGGAGCAGCTCAGAGCACGGGGACAAATGGCCGTTGCGCAGTATGAGCAGAACAAGGCAAAGGCAGAACAGGACAAGTATCTGGACCCACTTCGAACTGCTGCTAACTTCGTCTTTCCCCCCGCGAGTTTTGCAATAGACGCTGCACAGTCAGCGTACAACTTTGTGACTCAAACTCCGGCTGAGGAAAAAGCATTCAAGTCTGCAGTCAGCCTTGGCGCTTTCTCTGGTCCAAAGTATGCTCAGTCAGCAACAACAGGAAGCACCGCCTCTGACCCGTCAGAGTATTTCTTCCGGTACACGCAGACGTTGCCAACAGCTACGCCTACTACCGGAACTGGGCTTTCTACGTACATGAGCACTCTTGCGGAGCCAAAGAAGGTAACCACAACGACACCTCGTCAAACGTTCACCCCTTCTGAGATACAGCAATCATTCAATCAGTACCGAGCAGACGAGCGTAAGCCTCTTAATATATCAACAAGCACATCGACTGTGAGGAAGTAATGGGATACATAGGATCTTCTGGCGGATCAGGCGGGTACACGCCCAGGCCTTCCGTCAGCCTACCAAGGCAGAAGGCTCCTGAGCCTGAGCGAATAGAAGCCAACCTAGACCCGTCCACCCCGGTGGACACAGTATTTGGTGGAATTGGCAGTCTATTCACAGGAGTTGTCGGGGCGGGAGTTGGCGTGGCCAAGGCCCTATCCGGAGTTCCTGTTATCGGTGATGTAGGCAAGGCAGTCGCTGGCGGACTCGGGGCGTTTGGGGAAGTTGGGGCCCAGGGTATACTTCAGGTAAAGGACGTCGCAAAGGCAGGTCTAGACCTAATAAGTATTCCTGGAAAGGCAGTTCAGGCGGGCGGTGCCGCCTTGAGAGTTTCTGGAGTTTTTGGGGAACAGCCGTCAGACGTAAAGGCAATGCTAAGCAACGGAAAGTCCTTTACAGACGTTGTCGGAAGCCTAGTCGAGCAAAACCGAGGCTTCAGCGATAATCAGATGGCAAACCTCGGGTGGTCACTGGTTACTGACCCACTAAACTACGTTAACATTTTTGGACCGGTAGCCAAGGCTGCGTCGGCAGCTAAGCTCGCAAACGTAGAGCGCCAGGCCATCTCTAAGGCGGACGACATATTGGCCGCAACCAAAAGGGGGGCACAGGTTGCCCCAGAGTACGCTTCCATGGTGGGCAAGCGTCCAGGAGACATCCGTTCGGAGATGCTAGGTAGGTTCATGAATGCAGATGAGGCGGCATTCCTTAACCGGTGGAGGGTGGCAGGAAGCCTGTACGACGCAACTCTAGGCAAGGCCGGAAAGGGATTCTCTGCGCTTGTGGATGCAGCACGAGGCCCTGTCCTTGCAAGTGTTGCCAGATCATTCCAGCAGGCACCAAAGATTGTTTTTGAGGGTCTTGAAAACGCCAACCAGGCCGAACTCGCAACAGCATACGGCCAGTCATTTGGCCGCGGACTTGTACAGGCTACGGTGTTTTCCGTTTCCAGGATTTTCTCACGTGGAGAAACAAACCTTGGAAGACTGAGGGCAAATGCAGTTATACAGCGAGTTACTGCCGGCAGGGATAACGGCATCTCCGACGACATTATTGCAAAAGAACTTACCGAAGCCGGACTTGTTTCGGGAGATCAGGCAGGACTTGACATAGTCAAGAGAGTGTCCTCTATGGACGACTCCGGACGTAGGCAGTATGTTCGCCAGGTTGCAGACGAGTACTCAGCATCCGCTGTCAAGACTGCCGGCGCAGCTGCTGGGGGAGATTACAAAAAGCTAATGGAGATAGGCGGGATACGCATCCAGGACACCGTTGACGAGACAACATCGTTCTTGTCCGAGGGATCACGTCGCTACGCTACACTACCTGTTGAGGCTCAACTTGCCATTTTCCTGGACAAGTCCCGGGCGGCAGTTAGCCCTTACGGGCGAGACGCAGTCCGGCGCATGATTGGCGGTGAGGTAGTTAGCTCTGGAAGAAACGTTGACGGGATCTTAAGCGAAATTTTCATGAAGGCAAGCCCAGAAGATCAGGCAAGGATGGTGCACATTGCAGAGATTGCTGCATACGGCGCTCAGGCAACAAGCACAGCCACGATTAGGAACGCACTAAAGGCAGCATCTCTTTCTGACAAGGCCAAGCTAGAGGAAATTATTGGTAAGCCGATAACAATAGATGCGTTTAACAAGCTTAAGGCCTTGCTTGGCACAGATGCCGGCAAGAAACTTCTTAGACTTAACCTTGTGCGAGCCAACACGCTTACAGAAGACAGGATTACTGCGCTACTAGACGTAGCGGACGGACTTCGAAACGGAGAGAAATTCAAGCGTACGGCTTTGGCCGCATTCCCCGATGACATGAGGGACGAACTAGCTAAGGCAACCTCTCTTGATGGTCTTGCCCAGGTTGTGATTAAGTTCTTCCCAGATATTAGCGTAACAATGGGCAAGTCTGCTCAGGGCGAATGGTCCTCCATAGGGTCAGCACTGACAGATATTCTAGATAGCGGAAACTTCGTTAGGACTGCATCTGCTGAAGAGCTTGCCTCACTTAAGTCCGCGCTGGATGCAATTTCGCCGGGGGCCGGTGCTGCGGCTATAAAGTCAATTGAGGCCGGCAGGTATTCATTCGGATTTTCACCTGAGGGCGGGGTAGTTCGACGTGCTGTTGCAAGAGGAACTGACGACGGGTTTGAGGTTGTTAACGAGCCAATTAGCCCGTTTGTAGACAACATCGACGATTTTGTTGAGGGCATCGACGAGTCAGCTGACGCTTTCCGACTTTCTGGATTGCGTAGGCTGTCGAACCGATGGCTTCGTCCAATCACGTCCGGCCAGGTTCAGCAACAGCAAATCGATAATACGATTAAAGTCGTCCTGGATGGAGGAGGCTCAATCCTCCAGGCGAAAAAGCTATACACCACAATCAACGAGATTGCACTTAGGAGAAAGATTTCCCCACGTGCCCTTATATCAGACGAGAACGCGCTTCGCAAGGCAATGCAAGACTCCCTGGGGGACAAGTTTGACGATGTGATATCAAAGTCAGACCCCCGATTCAAGAGGCCCGGAGTTGTTCTTATGAAGATGTTTGCCGGAAGCTCGGACGTTGTGGGGTCTGCCCAGGCTTTAACGGGAAAGCTAAAGACCAAGCTTCCCCAGCTAGCAATAATTACAGATAACTGGTACCCGCAAATCAAATTCAAGCTCAACCCTTTGTTTTACATACAAGAGGCCATCGAGTCTCCGTTCTTCAATTACCTACGAGGAATTCAGCGACAGATAAACGGCGGAGAGTACGTCGTTACCCATGGGTGGGCAAAGTATTTGCCATTTGCTAGAACACCGCTTGGTGGGCGACTAGGCCTATCTAGGGCCATAGGGCCAGAAGTAAAGCCTGAGCTTGCGGCACTAAGCCTAGGAGCTGGTGACTCTGCCCTACGGGCAGACCTTGACATTGCCGAGGCTGTCATTTTCCTTCAGGGCAAAGAGGCCGGAGCAATCATGGCAACCGAGTATGGTCGAACCATGGCCGGGGCCATTCGTGAATCTCTAAACCGCGGTTCGAACAACTTCATTAAAACAGTCATGAACCCGTACCCAATGAAGAACATGAAGAAGCTGGAAATGACATACGCCATTGCAGCTGAGGAGTTTGGAAACAGGCTACGATATTCAATGCCAGAGCAATGGGTTGCAATGACAAAGACATACCAAACTTCAAACCCACGAATGGTAATGGCGTACTTCATGCAAGACGTTACAAGGGGATGGGTAAACCCAACCAAGGTTGTGGACTCGGCCCGGCCCATAGGGTTTGCGTTTGCAGGCAAGGGATCTATAGATCTTTCCAGCAAGCTTGACTCAGAGATTTCCAGGATAGCTGCAATGCCACGAGGAACTGTCGAGCAAATGTCCGCTGTCCGAGTAGCTCTCATGGAGGTCCGGGGTGGCCTCTTGGCAGATTCGGCGGCCGTAGGAAACGAGGTCACAGCAGTAGAAAAAGCCCTTGTGAAGCTCATAAACGCCGACGAATCTGCAGATATCGACAAGCTAATAGAGTCCCTGTCCGGAGCGTCCTCGACAGCCTCAAGGGTGGCGCAGGAGTCTGTGAACGACTTCAACCTTCTTGACGGGGCCATGCAAAAGCTCATTGCTGGAGGGAAGAGCGAAAGGCTGGCCGCCCTGGGGGGTTTCCCCCGCGAGAAGATTGCGGCATCTCTGGCCAAACACCGATCATACGGGACGGACTTCCCTGGGATGGAATCGGTTATGGCGAAGTTGCGCTCTGGTAAAGACCTTGACACATTGGACGTACGTGCGCTAGAATTGGGCCTAAATACCCTGCTAGACGCCCACGGTCCGGAAGAGATGCTGCTGCATGCCTTCCGTCAGTCCCTGAGGGACGCGAACAACGCGGCCAACAGGATACACTTCTACAACCCAAACCGAAGCGCTTTCGAGCGTTCCCTAAATCACCCGTACCTGGCTTTTTACCCACTATCATACATGGTTGGCAAGGTGATTCCGGAATTCTCTCGGGCCATGTTCTTCAAGTTCCCGTTTACTAACGTTACCCGGCCATTTGCCGGATACGAAATTGTACACGAGGTTTCAGACTTCATAGCTATGAAGGTTGAAGAGGATCCAAAGTTTGCGGATGTTCTTCTAAAGTCTGACTTCCTCTTTATTCTTAAGCAGCTATTTCCTGGTGTCCCAGGGGATATCTCTGTGTCAGCCCCGCGATGGGTAAACCGATCATACGCCCAAATCCAGCGCTCTCAGCGCCCGGCACAGGGCGGACGTGATCAGGCTTCTTACGACCCAGGATATTCCATTAGAGCCATTGCTGATCAGGCAAAGGATCAGGGTCTCTTCGGAAATGTTGAGTTATTCGGCGGAGCTGTCACTGAAGCATGGGACTTCCTTGGCGGAGCTGTCGATTTTAATGAGTCTGGCAAATAGCCAGAGATAGGAGAAAACGCATGACGGACGAAGTCGTGACACCAGTCGTCACAGAGTCGGTCAACCTTGACGTGCAGGAAAATTTGCCTGCGGCCGAGGAACCCACTCAGGGCGCTGAGGACGTTACCACTTGGAAGAAGCGTCTTGCTGGTAAGGACCAGGCGCTGACGGCTACCAAGAAAGAGCTTGACGATGCCAAGCGCCAACTGGAGGATCTAGCAAAGTTCAAGGCCCAGATCGAGGAACAGAGCATGTCGGAATACGACAAGGCCCAGAACCGGATCAAGGCCCTGGAAGGCGAGATAACATCCAGTCGGGAACAGGCAAAGAGGGAAAGGCTCGCACGAGAATATCCTCTCTACAATCAGCTTTTGCAGGACACTGCCGGATTAGACGAAGACTCGAGGGCTGCTGCTTTCGAGAGATTCATTGCCGATGCGCGTACTGTAAGCGGTGAGGAGACGACATCTCTGGTTGACCCTAACAACCCACGAAGATCTGAACCCAAAGTTAATACCAAGCGCGATGCATCGGCGATTGCCGATGAGCTTAAATCGCTTGGCAATCCATTCTTTGAGTAAAGATTGAGGTAAGAAAGTGGCTACAACTAGTACCGCTACTACGAACTTCTCTGATCTCGTAACGCAACTTGTTGCGGCGCGAGCTCTTGAGGAGCTGCGTGCACGTGCAGTGCATGCGATGCCAGGGATGTACGTCCCTGCGCGTTTCGTGAAGGGAACGAACACCCTTCGCTACGCACGATACGCTGACCTTGGCGTCGTTACGTCGACGCTTTCGGAAGGTGTCGCACCAACTGACCAGGCTCTGACGATCTCAAGCGAGTTCTTCACGGCTGATCAGTACGGTTCGACCGTCGCAGTGACGGACCTTGCTCAGATCGACAACCCACACGATCTCATTGGGATCGCTGCGGAGCGCATCGCCTATCAGGCGACTCGCTCGATGGATGTCATGGTCCGAGATAAGATCCACAGCACGGCTCTGACCAGCGCAATCTTCGGCGCAACCGGCGCAACGACCCTGACCTCGAACACGGCCAACAGCGCAGTTGCTGCTGCGGGCGTGCTCACCGGTGCATTCGTTAAGCAAATGGTTGCTCGCCTAAAGGGCGCAAACGTTCCGCAGTTCGCTGACGGCACGTATCGCTGCATCATCCACCCAGCGCAGGAGTATGACCTCGTGTCAGACACCAGCGTCAACGGCTGGATCGAGGCACACAAGTACGTCAACAACACCCCGCTTCTCACGAATGAGATTGGGCAGTTTGCTGGCGTGCGCTTCATCGTGTCATCCGACGCCAAGGTTTACGCAACAGCTGGCGCTTCGTCAGGGAACGTTTATAACGCTCTCTTCCTGAGCCCAGACGCGTACACCATCGGTGACTCGCAGACCCTCCAGAGCTACTTTGTGGCTCCTGGTGGCGATCACTCCGACCCACTCGCACAGAAGGCGTTGGTCGGTTACAAGATGCGCTTCGGCTCGCTCCTCCTCGATGAGGCAGGCGCCCGCTATCGCATCCTGAAGACACAGGCTACGGTCTCTGTCTAATCTCAGCATAGTTAGCTGAGTGGGGCTCCGGCGGTTGTACCGCAAGTTGGCCGTCGGAGCCCCTCTACACCCAGCCATGGAAGGATAACCTATATGGCTGATACTGTCAAGGTCCTGATCTGGGGGACTGCCGAGCAGGGTCCCTGCGCATATTTCCGCGGCCACATGTTCGATGAGGAGCTTAAGAGGCTCGGGATCGAGATGCGGCATATCGACAAGGTCGAATTCGTTTCTCACCCCCTGGCGGCGGGCATGAGCCAGGACGAGGCGATGACTAAGGGGCTTCTCAAGATCGACACAAAGGATATCGACTGGGCGGACGTGATTATGTTCCGCCGATACTATAACTGCTCTGCCAAATGCACTACGTGCGGACTGGCAAGTAAAGACGGTGAGGTCATAAGGTCCCACCCACACAAGATGGATCTTCGAGACGGTATCACGGAGATGACCTGGCCTGCTTTTGAGAGCCGAGCCCACAACAAGGGAATCATATACGAAACAGACGACAATCACTTCTTCATAAAACCGTGGAATGGCTACTTCCCGGACGTGGTCCAGGAGTGGCCGCTTATCGAGAGAATGGCGAAGCGTGCAGACGTCATAACTACAAGCACAAAGCCGATAGCAGATTACTATGGCAAATTCAATGACAGCGTTAGGATAATAAGAAATGCAATTGATCCGTCGATTTATACTACTGAGCATAGCCGTCCTGACATCAGTGGCGATCTTCCGCGTGTGGTCTACTATGGAAGCACGGTGCGAATGCGAGACTACGGCGGAGAATACGACCACGGAAAAAAGAGGTTTGTAGGGGGGTACTGCGGCAAAGCCATAGAGGAGTTGCGCAGACCTGTCAAGAAGCTTTGGAATGTGTTTATTGGGGTCAACCCTGGCACGGAACACGTGATCGCTCCGTTCTTTGACGAAGCATACCACTACGTTGAGAACATCCGGGGCTTTGCGGAAACCCTCACAAGAAGCTACCCAGACATAGGGATAGCACCGTTGGTCGGCGACGATTTTGACAGGAACAAGTCTGAGCTTCACTGGCTTGAGTACACAATGGTCGGGGCGGCGTTCGTTGGGCAGAAGTTCAAGTACGGGGAGTCCCCTTACAGCATGGTTCGACATGGCGTGGACGGAATGCTGGCATCGACCAGATCAGAATGGTACAGCGCAATGAAGTCTCTGGTGGAAAGCAAGGACTTAAGGGAGCAGCTTGCCGGAGCAGCCAAGGAGCGCATTTTGAAGGAGTACGACTACAAGGAAAGGGCCCAAGAGTGGGCCGAAGTGTTCCGCTGGGCCGCTGAGCACCCGAACTATGGCCTACGAAAGAAGGAAGATTGATGGCGACATTCCAAAATCTCATAGACGATATCCAATCGGATCTCCGCGACCCGAACGCCCTGACATGGTCAGAGGCGGAGATCAAGTCCCTGATCAACCTTGGGGTTCAGCACATAGAGGGAGTGTACCCCAAGGAGATTGTCAAGGAGTACAACTACACTTCTCCTTCGATCTCAAATGGACTGAAGACGGTAGATATATCGACTACGACGAACACTGCCGGTGGCGACAGGTTCTTGACAATATTCCGAATAGACGTCTTCGGAGGCTCAATCGGAAGCCGCACTGGGTACCTAGAAAGCATCGTCACGTCAAGTGGTGAGGGAGCTAACTCCGGATGGGAGATCCATGGAGGGGTGCTGTACTTCCCGCCTGGGTACACAATAGCCTCCCCCTCAGTTCTTCGAGTCTACGGATATGGAACATACAACATCTGCGCTTCAGGCGTGTCTGCATCTGCTGTTACAGTAGACCTAGACGCCTCGGCGGAGAATGCCGTAAAGGTATTCGTCCAGTCGGAGGCTCTATACCGACTCGTTGGCGACCGAGCTTCATTCCAGCAGTGGCAGGTATCCTCTGGCGCAACTGACGTAACCCCAATCGGCATGAACCAGCTTGCCTTTAGCGCCAGGCAGCGATGGAAGGACGAACTACGCCGAATCCGACGCATGCGCCGGGTGGCATAAATGGATTTTAACCAGCCCATCAGCCTGCAGACTGCATCTGCTACGTTCCTGGAAATCAATACGATTACCTCGGCCCTTGGCCCTGCAACCCCGCTATCCGGTTACGCCGTTGACGGCGCGAACATTGGGGCGTCCGGTGTCCGGGGATACACAGTGGAAGAAGCGCAAAGGGACGGGATTAGAGGCGCAGAAGCCTTTCTTGGCCCGAGAAACGTCACGCTGGTTGTATCCGTTTACGGAAGCACTATTGGAAATTTTTGGGACAAGATAGACACTCTCAGCGGATCTATGGACCCGTACCCGGACTCATTTGTAACGGATGACGGGTTTAGACAGCTAAGGTTCTATTCCCCGACTGGAGCTACCACTAAGCAGGTATACATGTTGGTCAGGCCGACTGCTACTCCTGCCATAGGGGTTACCAAGAATCAGTCCATTGGCACGTCTGCCAAGGGGTTTGCAACCAACACGCAACTTCCCTTCATTTCCAAGGACCCGAGAAAGATTTCTGTTTCGGAGTCTACCGTTTCAATATCGGTAGGGACGACAACCGTTCCGTACACCGGGAACTATAAGTATTACCCTACGGTAATTGTTACAGCATCAGGTACCAGCGCCTCCTACACCCTTGGTGGCAAGACAGTTTCTCTTATCGGCCTTTCATCGGGAACTAGCTACTACATCGACCACGGCCGGGCAACCCTCAGAATAGGTTCGGCGACCGGGACCATATCGCAGGGAAAATTCAATGAGGTTCTCATGACTGGCTTTGGAGCCATATATTCGGGCTCAAGCGTTGTCCTGAGTGGAAGCGCGTCTGGCGGGTCTATAATCTACCGAGAGGCCTGGCTGTGAGCCTTGCTACCGGCAAGTTCCGGATCATCCTGTACAGCCTCGACACCTCCACGGGGTGGCGGGGCTCTGTTGCCTCTGCTATATACGATCCTATCGAGGTTGGCGTATCAGAGAGGGCCAATGAGGTAGGGGAGGCGTACTGGGTTCTCCCGAACAACCACCCTCTTATTTTGGACTGCGTTCCCCTTCTTCGGCACTACGAGATCCATAGGTATGACGTCGAGGGAAACGACTATAAGTGGGTTGGTGCAGGGATACTAGATGACGCCGAGGTGGGTGAAAACGAGACTACGTTCCGAGGCATAGACTACATGGCGGTATTCAATCAATACTACACGCCAACGGTTGCCCTAACTTTTACGTCCACAAACTACATTTCTCCAGACATTTCTCCGTCCACTGCAACCGATGATTTCCTGAAAACAATCTTCGGGTTTTCGGACGGGGCCTCACTGAGCGGGACCGACGGGGATGACGACCCTTCCGGGGAGACCGCTCCTGGGTCCCAGGTGTGGTTCTCCAACAAGGAGAACTTTAGAATCGAACAAGTTGACGTGTCCTCAAAGGTGAGCGACACCCTGGTGATAAATGGTTCTACCGCGACCACCCCAAGCTCTACAATACTTTGGAATGCAGTTTGGGCAGGGACAATTACCTCACATTTTGAATCAACTAAAACATGGAGATTCCGTTTAGACGTAACCCCTCCATCGCCAGAGTCCCCTAACGTTCCGGCGACTACGGGAGGAGTGTACGAGGCCACCTTTACCGGGGACGCAACGTTTGCCATCAACGATTGCGCTGTTACCCTGTACCCCTATGAGACAAAGGCGGCCATGAGGGCAATAATGATATCCAACGGTAGCACTACTGCCGCTGCAGACTCTGCCCTCGAGGCAAACAAGGGGAAGTTCGCCCTGAGAAAGGGGGTTACGTACAGCGCCCACATACACGGTGCCATATATCGAACAAACTCCGGAAAAACATACGCGCATTGGATGCGGACAAAAAACCCAGGGAAAACAGATAAGTTTACGTTGGGAACAGGTTACGAAACCTTTACCGACATATTTGACCGGGTGTTCAACGCCGCAAAGACAACCTTCCCGCTTAGCCGGATTAGGTATGCCTCCAGGTCAGTATCTGGGTCTCCATTCACAACACTCCTCACATTCAGTGCCGGAGAACCACCTGTAACATATCTTGCCAACACCGCACGACTTGAGATGGCATCAAGAACGGACGGCGAAAAGACTATATTTGGCATATCCCACCCTACGTCTACCGGTAGCTACAACGGAGACTTCCGGATTAGGTACAACGTATCCTCCTCAAACATTGACACGATCAGGCTGTCTTACCCTGAGACCATCAGGGCCTACTCGTACAGCCCTGGAACATCGAGCGTCAAGACCCATATCCGCGTCATCCCCTCCACTCCGTTCCTTGCCGGTACGTCCAGCGGTGGTGCGGTGGGTATTTCAATTGACGGGTCTACGGCCACCACCGGAGAGGCATCCATCTACGGTGAGATCCCTCTCCTGGAGACCAGGGCAGGGCTTGTCGATGACATAGCCGCAGAGCTAGAGGCGCTTAGAATTGCGGACTCCTCTAAAACGGATAACACCAAGACCGTAAACATCGTGGTCAAGGAGGAGGCACTAAAGCCATGGGATGGTTTCGACCTGGGTGACGCCGTGGCAGTACACGTGGTCCACGGCAACGTCAACCTGCCCAACGAGTCCCTAAACATAGCCGGAATGGACTGGGTAGGCTTCTCAGACGGACATGAGGAGCTCACCCTTGAGCTCATTAACGGCACCAATTTCTAGTGTCATACGCTCAGTTTCAGGCCCTAATGGCCGCGATCAACAGCGTACGGGATGACCTGACCGAGCGCCTGGACCGTATAGAGATGCGCCTCAGGGAGGTAGAAAACTTTCAGACCAAGTCAGAGGCATTGGACGAGGCTGGACGGGACCGGTCAATTGCGCTACGATGGCGGGTGGGGATCGCTATTAGCGCCCTAGGGGCAGTCATGTCCTTCATACTGCAGGCGATAAAGCTTGGGGGAAACTAATGTCTCAGGAGATACGGATCATCAAGATGCTGAAAGATCAGGGTCTGTCATTCTCTCAGATAGGCGAGAAAATCGGCCTAACCAAGGACCAGGTCCAGAAGAAGCTTAAGGCCTATGGGTCAGACGTTGACGAAGGCACATCAGAACTGTATAATAGTACAGAAGGACTGGACAAAAAGAATACTCGAAAAGCTAATAAGAAGCTAAACAGAACTGTTAATAGTTCAGGAGTTCTGTATACGCCCGGCGGAGATGACTACATCGGAGTCAACGTCGGGTTCTTTGATATTGAAAGCACTTACTCCAGCTGGCGCCGGATGCTTGTCGGATCGATTGCCGACCAGTTCGGAAACGTCGAGACGTACACGCTGGACACCCATCCCGGAAAGAATTGGCTTGACGACTCAAAGCTAGTCGAGGCTTACGCCCGCCGTCTCGAGGAGTTCGACGTGCTCTATTCCTGGAACGGAAAGTTGTTCGACATTCCTGTCATCAACTCGCGACTATTGAAGAACGATCTCAAGCCGTGCGAGCCACAGATGCATGTGGACCTTATGTATAAGGCCACCGGATCTGCCCTGGCGATTGGCCGAAAGTCCCTAGAGAACGTGTCCAAGTACTTTGAGGTCAACAACTCCAAGACTCCGCTTGACGTGCGTATCTGGGATCGTGCTGACCACGGGGACAAGGATGCGTACGAATTGATTATCGAACATTGCGAAGCAGACGTATTGGTCCTTAGGGACGTGTTCGGAAAGCTAAAGAAGCTCGTTCACGTAATGCACCGATGAGAGTGGGCGTGGTCGGCAGCGGCCAAGTCGCCCAACATCTCGTTGCCGAAGCTAAAGAAACTGGGCTTGACGTCGTACTCATTGGCCGTGCCGATGGGCCTACGGTTTCCAACCGTGCATTTGATCCCAACCGGACGTGGGTAGACGAGGAGGACTTGATCCTTGCCGTCGCCGACTGCGACGTTGTGATCAACACGGCTGCCTTCCGCGATCTAAACGCGTGCGAAAAAAACTCAGAGCTCGCCCGTAAAATAAATATTGACCTGCCCAGGCTCCTATCTCAGAAGGGGCCTAGGCAGGTCTTTTTGTCTACGGATTACGTCTTCCGCGGCTTGCATGATAGTAAGCGAAAAGAAGACGACCCTACCGACGCCATGTGCGTCTACGGGGCTACCAAGGCAGCTGGCGAGCGGGAGGTCCTAGCATTGGGTGGGGCGGTCGTAAGGATCGCCTCGCCCTGGGGCATATACCCAAGCCCGGAGCGGCCGCACTTTGTGGACACTATTGTCCCCAAGGGAATTTCTGCTGGCGGTCTGGACATGCCAACAGATCAACATTTCTCACCAACGTACCTTCCTGACGTGGCCAGTATTATCCTAGACGTGGCTGCGGAGCCAGGGATGTCTGGGATATTCCATGCGGTCAATAGCGGGTCAACTAATTGGAAGGACTTTACGGCGTATATCTTTGAGGTTCTAAGGGCAAAAGTAAAAGTAACCGGATCTGTAAGGAGCGATATACTTCGCCCTAAGTTCGGCGCTCTTTCAAACACCAAGCTACCCCGTCCTAGACACTGGGCACTTGCTTTGGAAGAGTACCTGAAGGGGACGGTTCGAGCAGAGGACAGACGATGAATATCTTAATCACAGGTAACCTGGGGTATCTAGGGTCAGTGCTAACAAACATGGCCAAGATGCATGGTCACAACGTTCACGGTATTGACAATGGGATGCAGGTTGCCACACTAATTAAAGAGGACATGGTCTACGATGTGGACGCACAGTACGCATCGATCAAGGACATGGGCGACACCAGGTACGACGTTGTTTACCACCTGGCGGCCATATCCAACGATCCAATGGGAGATGCATACAAAGACCTAACTCATGCGACTAATGTTGTTCTGGTTGAGGCGCTATGCGCTAAGTACCCGAACGCACGCCACGTGCTTGCCTCCTCGGCATCTGTCTACGGGGCGATCCCGTCGACGGACATTGCCGATGAGAGGTACCCGTTCAACCCGCTTACCGCGTATGCAGTGAGCAAGGTTGAAGCGGAGAAGGTGGTGAGGAGTCACTGGGATTACTCCATATTGCGCATGGGCACACTGTGGGGCGGGTCACCCAATTTCCGTAGGGACATCGTAGTAAACGCGTTTATGCACGAAGGCATTCACTCTGGGATCATCCGGCCCAAGGCTCAGGCCAGGCGGCCAATGCTCCACGTAGCTGATGCTGCGCGGACAATGATGCTGGCCGGCAGATCTGGCCTTTGGACGAATCGGGTGGTGAACGTTGGGGCAGAGAACACTACGGTCAGCGATATTGCCAAGGCCGTTTCATTCTACCTTTCTATCGACGTTGACTGGTCAGAATCTAAAGAGCCGGACAAGCGTGACTACGCTATGGACTGCTCAAGGTATAACAGCATCTCAGCCGAGCTGGCGCCCCTCCTCAGGGTAGGAGACATTGGGGCGATGGCAGGCGTTCGGTCTTCTGTGCTGGCTTACGGTAAGCCGTACCCGACCAGGCTAGAGCAATTGCGGACGTGGTTTGACAACTACAAAAATCCGTGAGAGAATAGGGTCGTAGAGACCAATTTCTACGAGGGCTCCTGCGTAGGTCTCCGCAGGAGCCCTCAACTATCTGAGACTAGGTGGCGATATGTACGTTAAGGACAAGATCGACCAGGTCCTAAGGGACCGTAACGAAGTCGGTAGACCGTCTAAGAGAAAGTGGCGCGGCAGCCTTCTTGGTGGATGCGTCCGGGCGCACTGGTACTCAGCCAACGGCGTGCCTGCTTCGGAGCCATTTACCGATGACACCCTGCGAGTATTCGCAATGGGTAATGCGGTTGGTGACTTCCTGGAGAAGGCACTGCGCGAGGCGTACGGAGACAGGATCAGATTCGAGGTTCCGGTTATATCAGACGAGTTCGACTTTGCCGGAAACATTGACGCCTTGATCCAACTAGAGAGCGGCAAGGTAATCGTTCTAGAATTTAAAAGCATCAAGCACCAAGGGTTCATCAGACTCAAGGACCCCAAGCCAGAGCATGCCATACAGGTGGCATCTTATGCCAGGCTGATCGGGGCTCAGGACATCGAGGCCTGGGTGGTATACGTCGACAAAGAGAACTACAACATCCTGGAGTTCCAGGTGGACATACCCTCTTGGGCCGACCGAGCCAGGAGAATCCTAAATGTGCTAGACTACTATGGCGACCGAAAACCGCCACGGTTGCCAGAGGCCGACACACGGAAGTGGCCGTGTGGATGGTGTAATTGGCGGACAGAATGTCTAGGAGGTACAAATGGCTGAGGCCAAGAAGAACCTAGCTGCCAAGCTCGTGGACATCATGCGGGCAGTTGGATACATCCGTAAGTCTGGTACTAACCAGGCCCAGGGATACAAGTACGTAATGGCTACCGATGTGGCGGACGCGGTCCGCGAGGAGATGGCCAAGAACAACGTGTCGATGGTCCCATCGTCGGTCGATGTGGTTGCGGAGGGGCTTACGCCTAGCGGAAAGCAGACTCTTCTTACGCTTCGATTCACGTGGACGCTTACAGATGGAGATACTGGCGAGACGATTTCGTTCCAGTCCATTGGCACAGGATCGGATAGCAGCGACAAGGCTGCGTACAAGGCGGCCACCGGTGCGCTTAAGTACGCACTCCTGACCGCTTTCCTTATCCCTACAGGCGACGACCCGGAGAATGACAGCGGCGACAAGACAATTGCCGACGCAGCTGCTAGAATCTTCGAGGCTAAGCCAGCGGCAAAGGCGCCCGCCAAGACAGCGTCTGCAGACTTTGAAGGGGTGGACTTCTAATGGAACGACTTGATCTTTGGTTTGGCAAGGAGGCTCCGGTGCGCAAGCGCATCGAGAAGCTTGGGGTAAACGCCCTGACCTTCCGAGGGCAGGCTCAGACAGCTGAGTACGATTCGTGGGTGGCCAACAAGAAGCAGGGCCCAGAGCCAACTGTACGGTACCTGAACGCATCAGTTACCGTGTTTGACGAGGGGCTATGTGAGCACGTCGAGAAGATTTACGCTTCGTACTCCAAGAAGTTGGAGTCAGACAGCCGCGATCCTCGGCCTCATATTCACGTCATTGGCCGATACAGCGGAGAGAAGAAGCTATCCGATGACGGCAAGAGGTACTTCGTCGACTTCAATGTTGTCGAAGCTAGCCCACTAATCTTTGGGCCACTTCGCAAGTGACCGTAGAGTTCAGCGGTGCCAGGGCAGTAATCGAGGCATCTCGATGCGCCCTGGACCGCGAGTACTCTAAGCGTGACCATGCAGAGTGCGAGTGGTGTGCGCATCTTCCGGCAGACGTTGTAAAAAGCGTCTGGATGTGGATGCGTAACCCCAGCAATTCGGCTGAGATCTCTAAGGAAGATCGAGGCGAGGAGCAGCTTTGGTAGCAGTGTTCTTGGCTGCAGTAATTGCGATCTGCGGCCACGGACTAGATGAAAAGGAAAAGGGGTGGGCATCTTGGTATTCCTCCCCTCTGGCATCGAGCAGCAATTACAATAACCCTTGGTACACACGCGGTAAGAACAAGACTCTTAATTTCGCAGCGGTAAAATCATTCCGCTGGGGCGACACTCCGTACAACATTCAGTTGTGTGCGGTTAAGACCGGCAAATGCGTTATAGCTAGAGTGGTCGATCATTGTAGCGGCTGCACCGGCAAACGACTAGTCGATCTAAGCCCGATACTTTTCACAGCGCTTGGCATCCCGCTCCACCATGGAGTGGCCAAGGTGTTTCTTAGGAGGTTGGATGGCGATCAAAGGTCCTCTTACTGCAGCCCAACGGCGCGGTAGGAATAATAGAAAGAGGGGGAACTCAATTGAGCTCTGGGCCTGTAAGGAACTTGGCATTTCTCGTACGGGAATGTTTGGAGGGAAGGCTGATGGGGGCAGACACGATGAGTGGCTGGTCATTCAAGTCAAGTCTGGCCCGTCCAATTTCTCGGAAAAGGTTTGGGGGCTCCTTGAGTCGCTTAAGCCAAATGCTTCGCAGCTCAAGGCGGTAGTCTTTGCTAGCGCTGACGGACCAGGGGTCAAGCGCCGGGCTTATGTTGTAACTGCCCTGGATGATTTCAAAGAGTGGTTTGGAGGTAGGTATGGATCAGACACCGAAGATACTGAGTAAGGGAATTTTCCTGGATGAGCGAGGGTTCTTTCAAGAGGTCTCCAAGGAGGGAGACGACGTGATGAACTCCTTGGGTACCATCCGTCAGATCAATATGAGCAAAAGTAAAAAGGGAACAATCCGTGGCATCCACGCCCAGACCGGAATGTCTAAAGCTATGTGGGTTCCTTACGGCAGCGCTCAGATTGTAGCTGTGAACCTTGATGTCACTTCCGGTGACTTCGGGAAAGTAGTTACGCACCACATGGGGGCAGGAGACGGCAAGGTATTCTGGGCTCCAGATAACTGGGGCCGAGGGTTCCTAGCCCTGGAAGAAGGCACAATCGTCTCGTACGCGTGCTCTGACGTCTACCGGCCCGGGTCAGAGCTTGGCGTTAACCCAATGACTTGTGGAGTCTCATGGGATCTAAACAGGATATCTGACGTTGAGATCCTGGTCAGCGATAAGGATCGAGGAGCACAGAATATTGAGGACTTGAAGAAATGATACCCAAAAAGGCAAAGAGCAAGCCGTCCATCGACCAGGCGTTGATGGAGTGGCGTGTGGTATTCGCCGGAGTGCTGCAGACGATTTACGATTCACAGGAAGTCGACTCAGAGTACGGCGAGCGAAATGACACAGCAGTCGAAGTTGCAGCCCAGGTTGCAGCTGAAATCTGGAAGGGAGTTGACCATGGCGACGACGCCTGAGGAAGTACAGCAACAGCCCAAGTTCGCACAACGAGTGATGGAAAGGATTACGGCCCCGGTCAGCGACCAGGCCGGCAAGCAGCGCATCGTTCTGGCCGTGGCAGCGGCCGCAGCTAGCACGGCCCCGCAGCCATTTGCTGCCGTGCTTGGAGTGCTCCTTGTCGCTCTGGCGTACGACCGTAAGCGATGATCCACTTCACTTGCCCTCAGTGTGATAGTGAGGCAGTATCGCCGCACCGAAAGAGGGCAAAGAAGTTCCTAGTTTATGGAGCCAGGCAATACGTTGCGAGGATGTACGTGTGTGGCAATTGCCGGCACAGGTTCATCGTGGTATCATTTATAGCTCGCGGCAAGGCAGCTGCCGCAATAGAAGAGAGGTTGGAAAATGAGCATTGACTTCAATAAGTACCAGAAAGATTCTTCCGCCACATCCGGCGCGTTCCAAGACCTTTACAGCGACCAGGCCAGGCTTGCCATCGCTGGTCTTGGTCTGGCCGGTGAGGCTGGCGAAGTTGTGGACTACCTTAAGAAAGTTGTTGGACATGGCCACAAGCTCGACAAGGACAAGTTGGTGAAAGAGCTGGGCGACGTGTTGTGGTATGTAGCAGAGATCTGCAGCGCAATCAACGCGGATATGTCAGACGTGGCGCAGCAGAATATAGACAAGCTCAAGGCCAGATACCCTGATGGGTTCAGCAGCGAGCGGAGCATCAACCGTGCGGTATGACGTGCCCCAATCGTTCCAAGATTATTTCTACAATCTCTACGGGGATTGCTGGGAGATCCTTGTTTCCAGGCAGCGTGGCTACGGACCTACCAACATCGAGGCCCTTGGCCCCCATGGTGTGTTCTCTCGCCTGGCGTCAGACAAGTGCGCCAGGGTTTGGAACTCAATGAACGGCAGCATCGAGGGCGGCAAGATCAACCTAAACGAGGACTGGTACGGACCGGAAGTCCGAGACGCACTGGTCGACATTGCTAACTATGCCATGATCATGATCTCGTTGGGTGAGCAGAAGTGGTCGACTCTTGCGAGGGATAACGATGGCGAGCAGGGTTGAGTTGGAGCTGGAGCGTCTTATCTCCGGCAGAAAGTTTACGGCAGAGCAGATAGAGGCCATACGATCTTCGATTGTTCGCGGCGACGTCGACACCATTGCACACGCCGCTGCCGGGGGAGTAGCCCTGGCCATAGAGATCATTAGGAAGTATGAGCAAGAAACCCAAAGACGAAGCGGCTGAGTTCTTCCGGCGCGACGCCATAAAGCAGGGTATGTCCCTAAAGGACTACTGCGACAAGTATGGCATCGACTACTGGCATCTAGTCGGGAAGACGCGCCCAGAGATTCCTATAAGCCAGACCAGGGTAACTTGACCGTTCCCTGGTCTTCTGCTAGGATGCCCATAGGAAGGAGGCCATCTATGGACATGGCATACACTAAGGATCAATTTAAGGGGCGCTACTACAGGGGTAACTGGGACGTCCCAATGGTTCACAAGATGCTGGACTGGGCTGTCGAGAGAGCTGTCAGGAATGGTCACACGTTCTTGAGGCTTGTGGTTGACGACCCCAAGGTTTATGCCCTAAACTGCATGTATTGCGAGTCTTGGGCTTGCATCTCATCCCATGGTGACGACTTCGGAATCTGGGGTGGAGTGGTATATCGAGAGTGCAACGGAGGCCAAAATGAATGAGGTAAAGGATTTCTGGGTTTACTGCCCATCCGAAGGGAAGAAGCATGGGCTGCTCGATCTTATGAAGAACGAGTCCGGCGGCCTTCTTCTCTATTGCAGAAAGTGCTACAAGCCACGAAAGAAGAAGGCTTAGTATGCATCTAGCACCGCATGACCAGATAGCAGAGCAGGCGCTGGTAGGTAGCGTCCTTATTGATCCGTCCATCTTCAGCCAGCTTTCTGAGCTGATTAAGAGGGACGACATTTACAACGTAGGTCTACAAGAAGTTTGGGGCGCCTTCGAGCGTCTTGACTCAAGGGGCGAGCCCATCGACCAGGTCACAGTTTATGAGGAGTCCAAGGCATACCCGGGTATTGCCAACATCATCACAGAGACCATGACATCTACTCCGTACGCCGGTAATCCGCAGGCGTATGCGAAGATCGTTGCGGACAACGCGGTCTACCGCAGGCTGATTGAAGCAGCTCGCAAGATCGCAGAGCTGGGGTACAGCTCGCCAGATTCGACTGAGTCAGCCCTGGACAGGGCCGAGTCGATCCTTTTCTCCGCCAGCCGAAGCCAGCGCAGCGGTAGGTTCTGGACAGCACCAGAGATGGTGGGCCGTGCCTACGACCGCATCGCTCGCATCGCGGCGGGGGAAAGCAGGGCTGGTGTACCTACCGGCATAGCTAGCATCGACCGAGTCACAGGCGGATGGCAGAAGTCTGACCTGATCATCATTGCCGCACGCCCTAGCGTCGGTAAGACAGCCCTGGCTACGACGATGGCTATGAATGCAGCAGCCGTTGGCAAGAAGATTGCTATCTTCTCCATCGAGATGAGCTCTGAGCAGATTGGTGCCCGCATGCTTTCCTCTTCTAGCGGTGTGCCTCTACAGAATATCCGTCAGGGAGTTCAGAATGGAATGGACCTTGCTCGCATTGCTGCGGGCGTCTATGAGGTTGAGAGGGCTGACATAAGCGTAGACGACACGCCATCTGCAACCCCAGGAGAGCTGCGATCAAAGTGCCGACGTCTTCTTGCTGACAAGGGAGTTGATCTGATCATCGTTGATTACCTTCAGCTCATGAGCCCTGATCGCGTATCCAAGGACGGCAACCGCGTAAGCGACGTGAGTGACATTAGCAGGGGCCTGAAGATGCTGGCACGCGAGCTGAACGTTCCGGTCATTGCCCTGTCGCAGCTCTCGCGCTCGTCTGAGTACCGTGAGTCTGGTGAGCCTCGCCTGTCTGACCTTAGGGACAGCGGAGCCATCGAGCAGGATGCCGACGTGGTTCTCATGCTCTGGAAGAAGGGCGACGTTGCGTTTGACGACATCGACGAGACCGTGTATGCTAAGATTGCCAAGCACAGGAATGGGCCGACCGGCTTGGCTGAGCTACAGTTCCATCGACCCACTGCAAAGTTTAGTGAGGTGAGATAATGATCAATATCGAGGTTGATGCTTGTGAGCATGGTTTGTGCAGGTGCATGGCCAACAAGATTGAGAAGGAAATTATGCCTGAAGCACACGCAGTCGGATTCCGCGAAGGCTATGAGGCCGTGTTGGAAAACATGGAGATGATCACCGACGCTGTTGCTAAACTCTCCAAAGCCGGCAAGGATCACAGGCCGATGGTAGAGACTCTTCTTCGCCGTCTTTATGCCTTTACGGAGGTAAAGCCGGACGGGAAGGTAGAAGTCAATAAAGAGGCATTTAAGCTCGCAAACTAGAGGGTGGTTGCCTCGCCACAGGGAGAGCTTTTCCGGGCTTCCTGGGGCTTCTGAGACCGGAATACGGAGGTTTTATGAGTGACTTGGAGACACCTGAATGGGCCGATGGGGCCATTTTATATGACGGGTTCGATGATTGCCTAATAGGGTTCGGGACGCAGTTCAATCGGCCGGTGGCGATCTACGACTACAACAAGTGCCTCGCCAAGCTTGACTTGCAGTTCCGCGCCGAATGCGAGTACGAAAGCGCATGCGAGTGCGATCACGATTTAGAAGCTCAGGAGTGGATGGATTTCAACGTCACCGGTGGTTGGGTTGGTAACCACACTCCAATATTTTTGATCAGCAGCGAGGGCCCGTAGCTCAACGGTTAGAGCACCGAGCTTATATCTCGGCGGTCCCAGGTTCGAATCCTGGCGGGCCTACCAATCTTTTTTATCCTCGCCTCCGTGATAGTAAGCGTGCCGACCTTAATTAGGGGCAAAAAAATAGCCGACGCCGCGTGAGCGGCGCCGGCTATTCGTTACCGTTTTGTGAGTTGTGCTCCGAATACTGCTAAGAAGAATACTACTGCAACGATGATACGGAAGGTAATATCTTTATCTCTCCGATACTTCATTTGCGGATCTTCTTCTTTGTTTTGCCAGTATTCGTTCCAATCACTCGGCATTGTCTCCTGTTCTAATCATCTGATTTCCTTTCTGTGCTTGTTGCATGTACTTGCTGGCTGAAGTGGTCAACCCAGTAGTTGACCTGTGGGTAGACGGTGTCTTTAAGGAATTCGTCCATTCCTCCCCAGCCTGAAAGTACATATCCCCAGCACGAATCTAGGTGTTCTTCGCATTTCTGATTGCATGTCGTGCAGTCCCATGACTTGCTGATTACATATCCTACGACATTGCCATTGATGACGCTGTCGAATGTTTTTACTGCGTTCTTGAGAATTGATTCGAGTTCTTCTTTGTCTGTTACCCCTAGTGCTTCTGATTCTGTAAGCGCAGCAAAGCCGCACTGGCCGCTGTCCCACGGATCGTTGAACGATCCTGTGCTTAGACGCACGACTCCGTGCGCTAGCATGTATAGCGGCAGCGAGATGACATACTTACCTGAGTCGAGTTCTGCCTGGAACTCGTCCATCGAGTCGCATGTCACATCTGGCTTGATGTACTTACCTGTACCTCTACTTCCTATGATAGTGAATGCTTTGTGATTTTCGGCATCTACATCTAGATCTTGGTACACTGCCCATTCGATACCGTGCGCATCGTTGCGTCCGGACTCTAGGGGCTTATCTGAGAATGCCATGGTACCTCCTATCTGAATACTGATTTGATTATGTTTCCTGCAATCCACACTGCTGCACTGAATAGCAGCACATTGATTGCTAGTATTGCTGTGAACATTATTCCGTATTTTAATAGGTCAATCATTTGCTACCTCCAATTCTTTTCCTTCACTTTTTTGTTCATAGATCCAATCTTCTACTAGGTGTTTCGCGATTTCTGTCCAGTCGATTAGGCCCCAGGCGGCTTTTGTGATGTCGCCTATTGGCCCATACGAATGGTTGAAGTCGCATGATTCGAATGGCTCCATGAACATTTGGTGCGCCCAGTCTTGCAGCCACATTTGTGTTTTGTAGACTAGATCGTCTTTGTCGATCTTTATAGGTTGATCTTCTGAGTCCGAATAGTCATCGCTGACGATTACATTGATTGCGTCGTTTGCTACTTCATAGAACGATGAATCATTGGTAAGCCATAGATTCATGTCCCATGTTTCGTAGTTAGACCAGCCATTGTATTCGTTACACATATTATTTCTCCTTTTGGGGAGGAGCCGAAGCCCCTCCCCATGTGATAGTTACTTTACTCCCAACTTCTTGAGTGTTGCAGCCGGCTTCGCTGCACGCTGGTATGCGACAGCGAATGTGACTGTGCTCTCTAGATAGAGATCACCGAAGTCAACATTGCGCTCGTCGCAATTGATTGACTGCCAGTAATCGCTAGAGTATCCAAGTGCTGCTGCGATTGTTGATCGTGCTCCGAAGTTGTCATACTTCTGCAGATCTTTGATTGACTCGTGTAGATCGCTCGCGAACTTTACAGCTGCCATAACTCCTGGCCTGTGATAGGAATTCTTACCCAATTGCCTGCCAAGTTCTGTGACTGCTGCTTCCATTACATCCGAGATTATGCTTAGCGACACTCCTGCGCTGATGTCAATGTTAAGATCCTTGACATCTGCCAGACGCGGTGGAACTGACTTTAACTTCTTCTTGATTACCTTAGCCATTGTTTTCCTCCTTCTTGCGCGATACAATGTATGCGCCTGTTCCGAAGTCATACTCAATATGGTATGATTCATCGAATCCCTTATACTCACTATATGTGTCGTTGTATTCGAAGACTCTTTGTAGCATGGCATTCAAGAATGACCATCTCTTGTCTTCTTCTACTCCGTCACCATCGATGATCCTGTCCATTTCTTTACCCGCTAGTGTTGCTCCTCTGATCAAGTTCATCTGAACTTTACGCAGGTCACGCAGCACTTCTGGGTTGAAACCCACAAGTTCATCAAGTCGGTCAACGATGCTGTCGAGTTCCTCGTATACATTATTGCCTTGTGCTTCCGCATCGTTTGCATAAGAACTTGCGCTCTCTGCCGCGTTGCTTGCGTCGTATGCGCTACTCCTCGCTGAGTCGAGAAGATCTTTTAATGTTTGAATATTCACTGGTCTCTCCTATTCTGTCCAGGTTGAAGTCCTGAACGCTACTTATTGCTCTTGCTTGTTCTGATTCGCATTGGTCACATAAACCATATCCGAACCCTTCTGAATAGAACCCTGTTTCCACTGGATCGAACCGGATCTCACAATCCGCGCACTGAACCAGTTTCTTCTTTGCCATTCTTATCACCCCCTTCCCTTAGTAATTCTAGAAGTTGCCATGTAATTACGCATTCTGTATCATTGCATTCGTATACATAGCAATTTAGTGCTGATGGCTTGCCAGGCCATTTGAACACTGCAAGGAATGGCTCGCTCCATACGCGCATTGTAAAGTCTTCTCCTTCTAGAAGTGACTTTAGTTCTTCTACTGCACCGCGTGCTGTTACGAACGCTTCGTGATAATCTGGCATGCATCCTGGTAGGCTGATCTCGCTATGATAGTGGTTCACTGCAGGACTCAACTGTTTCCCATCCCAGTTCTTCGTGTTCCCAATCGTACTTGTGTCCATTTTCGTCAATCTCCTTTGCTGCTAGACTATTGCTTAGCGCATACACTATTGTGCTGCGGTATACATCCTGGTGCTGTACTACTCTGATTCGCTTTTCGTATGTCGGATGGCAGGCTTCGCATGGCCCTGGGCATCCGTGCTTTTCTGTCTCTGCTTCAAATTTTGTTAGATTGAATTCCTTCGGCTGATGATACATATTGCAACTCCTTTCTTACTGATTTGATTATATCGTCTACTAGTGCTAGGCATCCTTCTCTGTCGTTCTGGGTCATTACCCACATTGACATGCAGATCTCCCAGCACATTTGGCAGTAGCTGCCTTTTACTGCTCCCCAGTACCCATGCCATAGTACCATTTTGCTTGTCTTGAAGTTGTCCTGGCATCTGTTGCATTTGCTTCTGATTTCTACCATAGGATTGGCTGGCCGTTGGCCGCTGCGTGCTTCTTGCACATGTGCAGTCCTTTCTTTGTGTTGAAGTCATGCGTGTAAACTACTACATATCCCAGCGCCCTGCATGACTTGTAAACGCATAGGTATGTCTTGTACTTGCTACTCATGAATCCTCCTTGCCCTTGTGATAGTAGAGCGTCGCCGCTCCGTTTTTTACCGCTGCCGCGATTAGCGGCAGCGGCTCTTGCGAGCAGTTGCGCAGCAACTGTTCCTTTGGGTGGAAAAACAAACCCGCCCAGCCGCGTGAGCGGCTGGGCGGTTGTTGCTAGACCTGCCGGCCTAGATGCGTCGGTAGTGATTGCGTAGTCGGTCATTGATCTCATCTCCAATCCATAGGGATAAGCCCAATGCGCCGATTCCTGCTAGCACTCCGAATACACCGCCGAGTACGGAGCCGAATGCTCCGTACCCAGCGGCTGCGCCTAGCATGATAGACGCTAGTGTTAGGATCTTGTCTCCTGCGTTCATGCCTGATCCTCCTCACTTACGCCGTCTACAACGATGTTGGTATAGTACACTGGCTTACCACCTGCGACATCTTTCTTCTTGATGTCAATGTGTCCAGTGAAGTCTACCACTTTGCCAGCCTTCGCCTGCAGCGCCTCGGCGACCGTGCCGTTTGCGATGCAGCGGATGTAGCGCACCTTGGTATCTTCACCTTCGCCGCTGGTGGCAGCAACTGTGAAGGTTAGGCGTGCTGTACCGTACTGCGACTGTTCCTTGCTGACATACTGGTACGATGGTGTCGCACCGTCTGCTCGGAACTGCTGGAACTTACCCGAGAGCCTAACCGTGTTAGCCATTTCTGCTAACTCCTTTTGTTGTGTCCAGGTACCTGCTAGGAAGTCCCTTGCGGGGGCTGGACAACGAGAGTATCCATCGGTTGTCAAGGGCGCCGCCCGCCAGGGCGGAGCCGCGTTTGTACGAGGAGCTGTGAAGCGACGAGTGATAGTAGAGTGCTCCGGCTTGTCCGGCGGGAGCGTGAGCGACTAGCGGGCTGCGCAGCGCTTATAAATAAATAAGCGCAGCCCGCGTCACCCTTTACTCCGATGGTACTCTTGGAAGACCAGCCCCCAGACCTTATTCCGCCCATGACGCAGAGCCCATGCCGCAGCATGGACGGCGCCCTTGGCGCCGCTGCTCTGCTAGTGGGCGTGGTGGTCTTGTGCTTATCTTGCAGTGTGTTGTTTGACTAAGTTGGCTTATCAACTGTTGAGCGTGAGTGAAGGGTGATACACACACTCTCAACCATACCCCCCTGCACTTCACACATGACAATGCCCCTGTACAGCGAATAGGTTTGCTTTCCGGCAGCGTGCGATTTCCAATGAGGGGGCTCCCCGGGGGTGATTTGATAAAATTTCCGCACGCGTAGGTACACCCTGGCTCCGCCCTTGGACACCCCCAGTGAAAATGAGCCTCCTCCCTTCATAAAGGAACTGTATATATTTTTTAAAGAAACCTTAATCTGTACAATTTTCTGCAAAAAGTGCCAAAAACCTGTCTTATATATAGAGGACTATTACAGGTGTACCTGAATCTTAAACAAAGAAGGTACATATACCTTTAGGGGGCAGTCTGCCCTGGGAGATGTAACAATGGCTAAGGGCAGAATCATGGCTGGAGTCGACGATAAGCCGGACTGGAGCGAGGGCCGCAAGGCAGCGAAGGCCGCACGTGGTTACGCCCCATCCCCAAGAGGGGGTTCTAAGCCCGTGAACCTAGACACTAAGCTGAAGGCAGCAGGCATAAAGCCAAAGTGGACACCGAACGCTGGGTGGAAGCCGGCACGATTCCAGAACCCATCCGCCCGAGCAGCCATTTCTGGCGCTAGGTCGATGGCCGATAGCGTTGGGAGCGCTTTCCGTGAAGCTCTCCGAGCCACTGCAAGGGGCTCCATGAACCCACTGGCCGGCGGTGGTGGTGGCGGGGGAAAAACCGGCAACAAGACTAAGTAATGGCGCCGCGCACACGTTTGCAGCGGGCCCAGGCATACGTCGATGAGGCCAAGGACCTTCTCAACCTCTCCCAGTGGGAGATAAAGGTCCAGGACTACCCATCAGCGGAAGACGCTTATGCGGACATCGAGCCCCACGACTACCTCTGGCACGCCAAGCTCCGACTCTCAGAGGACTTCTGGAAGGAAAAGCCGGAGGATCAGGCCAAGATCGTGGCACACGAGCTGCTCCACCTGCATTATGCCGGTGTCGAGCGAATAATCAATAACCTTGAGTCAAGCCTTGGCAATGGCGCCCACGAGCTTCTCTCAAAGTTTTGGGATATAGAGATCGAACGAGCTGCGGACGCTTTGTCCGGCCCTGTCGGGGGGCTACTGCCGACACCAGATTTCGGGGGGAAGTAACAAATGCCTAAGGTCGCTGGCAAGGAATTCGGTTACGACAAGGCCGGTATGAAGGCTGCTGCAGAGTACGCCAAGAAGACCGGTAAGCCTATGAAGAAGGCAAAGCCAAAGGTTAAGAAGAAGAAGTAATGGCCTACACCAAGCCAGCACTTCGCGAGTCCATCAAGGACCGCGTCATGGCCAGCAGCAAGGGCGGTAAGCCCGGCCAGTGGTCAGCCCGCAAGGCCCAGCTCCTAGCTCAGGCGTACGAAAAGGCCGGGGGCGGTTACTCCGGAGAGAAGACGAAGTCCCAGAAGTCACTTTCCAAGTGGACAGGAGAGAAATGGGGAACAAAGTCCGGCAAGCCAAGCACGCAGGGGCCAAAGGCCACCGGCGAGCGGTATCTTCCGAAAAAGGCCCGAGAGGCCCTCTCAAAGAAAGAGTACTCGGCAACTTCCGCCAAAAAGAGAGCGGATACGAAGAAGGGGAAGCAATTCTCCAAGCAGCCGAGCAAGATTGCCAATAAAACTTCTAAGTACAGGTAAATCGGAGTAACAAAATTTCGCCCGCTTCGCGGGCTATGGAGGATACAAGGATGGCACCAAAGGGATTCAAGCTGGCCGGTCGAGGCCGAAGGCAGATCAAGGGCTCAATCGGTGGCGGCGGTGGCGTACGAGTGCGTTCTAAGGGACGCTCCGTCGGCGACGGTGGCGGTAAGACAGGCGGTACGCCAACCCCTCCAGGCGGAACCCCTCCAGGGGGCAATACTCCGCCAACAGTTCCAGACTTCACAAAGAATCCGCTAACCCCGTGGGACAGCAACACCCCGATTGGACAGCTTTTCAACCAGGGACTTTACAAGCTACCAAGCCTTGATCCAGTCACAAATCTACTAGACCCACGACTCCAAGGAGTAAGTGGAGATAGCATGTTGGAACGGCGAGATACTTACAACCGTATCGCAGCTGCTCAGCGTCCTGCTACCAGCCCAAGCGACCCTCGTATCCTAAAAACTGGTGTTGGCGGGGACAGCATGCGGGAGCGAATGGGTAGTTATAACAGAATTTCCTCTGGTCGATCCAAACTGCAGCGTCCTGCACAGCTTGCCCGAATGGGCGGAACCCAGCGCGGATCAGCAGTTGCTCGGGCTGGATCTGCATCACTTCGTGCAGGAGCTGCCCAAGCCAGAGCTGCAGCCCCTGCCAGAACTTCCTCCGCAGGATCTGCCCCACGTGCAGCCGCACCAAGGGCAGCCTCCCCAAGCGGGTCCTCACAGCCTTCTTCTAGGGCATCGGTAGCCTCCAAGGCTCCGGCCCCGGTAAAGAGGAAGTCAACCACAGCACGAAAGGCAATGTAGGCTGGATCCACGACCAGCCCTTCCTGGGGGTGGGCTCGCTGCTGGGCCTACCCCCACCAACTTGAGGTATTGAATGAACAAACCGCGGGATTACCGTAAGGAGTACGATACGTACCATGGTAAGACCGAGCAGGTCGAAAACCGTTCCTCGCGCAACAAGGCACGTCGAAAGGTAAAGGCTGCAGTCGGAAAAGACAAGATCCGCGGTAAAGACGTCGACCACAAGAACGGTAATCCAAAGGACAACCGCAAGTCTAACCTCAGGGTTATGAGCAAGTCCAAGAATCGGAGTAAGAAGTAGATGGCAACATTTAGGTTTGTCGGCAGGGACATAAACATTCACTGGAACGGCTACGACATTGTCGGTACGGCCGGTACGGTGTTCTCCATCCCTGATCAGCTTTACGAAGAGTTTGAGTCCGACCTTCGTGGGGCAGAACCGTCCCTGGAGTGGATCGATACCAATGAGTTCCTAACTCTCACGAACAGCGTTTCCGCGTCCGCTATATCCGGCACGTTTCCGATTTCAGCAACTTCAACAACCTCCGGTAAAACCATCTCAATCGTATCCACGTCAGCTTCAGACGGGTACGTATTAACGGCGAATGGGTCTGGCGGAGTTGCGTGGGAGGCTCTTCCTGGGGACGCTACTGGGATCACCAACATCATCGGGACCTCCCCGATCAGTGCCGCAGTTGTTGGCACGACGGCAACAATCTCCCTCAATGCCAACTACCAGACCGCAGGAAGCTACCAGCCAGCTGGTACCTACGTCACTGGCGTCGTTGGTACGTCTCCAATCTCGGCAAGCGGGACAACCGCCATTACGGTCACCATTGACCAAGCCGCGATTACCGCTGGAAACGCCTCATCAGCACAGGCAACAGTGTACCTGGTACGAAACAACACC